AAGGCGCGAGCGGTTTGCAAGGTGTTGCTGGTCCAGCCGGCGCCACAGGTCCGCAAGGCATTGCTGGTCCGATCGGCGCCACAGGTCCGCAGGGTGCTGATGGCGCTGTCGGCGCGACGGGGCCCGCAGGAGCGGCCGGCGCGGTCGGTGCAACTGGGCCAGTCGGCGCCACGGGTCCAGTCGGCGCGACGGGCCCGGGCATCGCCGAGGCGCCGCAGGACACGCACACCTACGGTCGAGTCAGCGCGAGCTGGGGCCGGGTCGTCAGCCTCGCCGGCGATACGATGACTGGCAACTTGCAGATCAACGCCGCCAGTCCTGGTTTCACTTTGAACAAGGCGGCGTCTGGTGGAATTTGCGGTCTGAGTGGATCTACGAACGGAGTCGCTCGCTGGGGAATGAACTTGGGCGGTCCCGGCGCCGAGAGCGGCAGCAACGCAGGCTCTGATTTCTCTCTCACCGCCTACAGCGACACTGGTGCGAACCTTGGCAACTGGCTGACGATCGCACGGGCCAGCGGCAGCATGACGTTGAACAGCATCAGCACGTCATCTCCTGCTCTCTTCATGAACCAGCCGGCGGGCACCGGGGCGTCGGCAGTTGGTTACGCTGGATACCTCGTCGGGCAGAGGGCAGGCGCCAGTCGATGGGCCATCATCCTCGGCGATAACGCCGCAGAGAGCGGCAGCAGCGCCGGATCGCGCTTCGCGATCAACTATTGGAACGACGCGACTACGCAGGTCACGGCCCTCACCATGGACCGCAACACCGGCGTGGCGACGTTCTACGGAGCGATATCAGCTAACGCCGGAGCGTCGTTTCCGACTTCCACCGTGTACGCGACCACCTTCAACAGCTTCCAGCAGAGCGGCTCGAACTATTACACCTGGCTGCAGAACGTCACCAACAACGGAGGAGTCCCCTCCACTCACTATGCGGAGTACATTCCGGGTTCTGCCGCTTACTTGATGTGGAACATCAACAACCAGGTGAACTTCCAGTTTGACAACCTCGGCAACGCCTGGAAGCCGGGGGGCGGGTCGTGGACCGCCACCTCCGACGCGCGCATCAAGAGCGTGACCGGCGACTACGCTTCCGGCCTCGCCGCCGTCGAAGCGCTGCGCCCGGTGCGGTTCAAGTATCTCGGCAACGACACGAGGTCGCCTCCCAGCGACGAGCCAGACCACGTCCCGGACGCCGAGCGCAAGTCGCCGCGCGGCGCGCAAAGAAGCGATCTCGTCCCGCCCTATCCCAATTCCCCGCACTATTCCCTTGCCGTGGAAGGCAGAGAGTTCATCGGCCTCGTGGCGCAGGAGTGCGAGGCCGGGTTCCCCGAGATCGTGTCGTCGCGCCGCGGTTACATCGACGGCGTCGAGCGCGACGACGTGCGCGACATCGCCGACTTCAACCCGATCATGTTCGCCCTGGTGAACGCCGTCAAAGAGCTGTCCGCGCGGGTGAGGACGTTGGAGGCGCAGCGTGCCTGACATCCGCCTCGTGCAAAACGCGACGTTCCCCTACCAGACCGAGGTGTCGTCGGATTGGCTGCTCCTCGGCGACGGCACGCTCGACCAGACGCAGGCCCTCGCGACCGCGGTCATCGTCGCGCTCGGCACCGACCGCCTCGCCTCCGAGACGGACATCCTGCCGATCCCGGACTCGACCGACCGGCGCGGTTGGTGGGGCGACATGGACGCCGGGACGATCTGGGGCGGCTGGCCGATCGGCTCGCGGCTGTGGCTGTTGAAGCGATCGAAGATCGCGGACGGGAACGCGCAGGAGGGCTCGACCCTCGTCAAGGTCCAGCACTACATCATCGAGGCGATCCAGCCGTTCATCGACATCGGCCTCGCGTCGCGCCAGGACGTGTCAGTCGCCCGCATCGACAAGCAGCGCATCCAGGCGACGGTCGCGCTCTACCGCGGGCCCCAGCTCGCCATCCAGCTCCAATATCAAATCCTCTGGGACGACATCTTGCCGAGCGGTCCCGTCGCGGACGTGACCGAGCACTGAAAGGAAGGAGACATCCGGTCTCATGCCGTGGACCACCCCCACCCTGGCCGACGTCCGCGGCGCCGTCCGCGACGCGATCCGCGGCCGCCTCCCCGGCGCCGACGCCAACGTGCCGAACTCCGTGCTCCGCGTCATGTCGGACGCGATGGGGGCGACGTGCCACCTCACGCTGCAATATGTCGATTGGCTCGCGCTCCAACTCATGCCGGACACGGCGGAGACGGAGTGGCTCGATCGTCACGCGGACATCTGGCTCGTCAATGCCGATGGCTCGGTCGGGCGCAAGATGGCAACGCCGGCTGCGGGCACGGCGGTGTTCGTCAGCTCGGTGCCGAACGTCATCGTGCCGCAGGCGACCGTGCTCTCTTACGGGACGATCGCGAGCTACGAGACGACGCAGCAGATCGTCACCGGCCCGGCCGGCTCGCCGACGAACGCGCCGATCGTCGCCCTCATCCCCGGCTCGATCGGCAACCTCGACGTCGGGACGACGCTCGGCCTCGCGGCGCCGATCGCCGGCATCTCCGGCGTCACGGTCGGATACCTCGACGGCGGCACTGATGAGGAGACTGACGACGAGCTTCGCGCCCGCGTGCTCGAGCGCATCCGCAACCCGCCGATGGGCGGCGACGAGGAGGACTATGTCCATTGGGCGCTCAGCGTTCCTGGCGTGACGCGGGCCTGGTCCTATCCGAACGAGATGGGCATCGGCACGATGACCGTGCGTTTCATGTGCGACGACCTGCGGGCCGACAACGGTGGCATCCCGCTGCCAAGCGACATCGCGCACGTCGCCGCCTATCTCGACATGGTGCGGCCGGTCACCATCAAAGATTTCTTCGTGGTCGCGCCGATCCCATTCCCGGTCAACGTGCCGATCCAGAACCTCGTGAGCGACGACTCCACGACGCGGGCCAACATCACGGTGAGCTTGGAGTCGGTCTTCTACGGCAAGCAGCAGCCTGGCCAGACGTGGTTCGCGGCGTGGACGAACGAGGGGATCGCGGACGCCCCCGGCGTCGTCAGCTACGACCTGAACGTCCCAAACGTCGTGATGCCGGCAAACGGTTATATGCCGGTCCTCGGCGACATCACCTACTCATGATCAAATGTCGGACAGGCACATGCGCCGGAGCGGCGAGGATTACCGCGAGGCGTTCCTCGACCTGCTTCCGCAAGGGCAGGCGTGGCCGAAACGCGCGCTCGACAGCGTCCTTTTCCAGGCCGTCGATGGGCTGACAAACTATTGGGGTTTCGTCGACGGGCGGGCCGCCGACCTCCTGGAAAGGGAGAGCGACCCGCGGGCGACCGTCGAGCTTCTGCCGGACTGGGAGCGCAACTTCGGGCTCCCCGACCCGTGCTACACCACGCCCCAGACCGTCGCCGCCAGGCAGGTCGCCCTCGTGCAGCGGATGACGCTGCTCGGCGGCCAATCGCGCCAGTGGTTCATCGATGCGGCGGCGCAGCTCGGCTACAGCATCACGATCACTGAATATCGGCCGTTCATGGTCGGCCTCGATGCCTGCGGCGACAACCGGGTCATCGGCGATGGCTCGCTCATGCACAACAAGTGGGGCCAGCCGATCCTCAACCCGAATGGCACGCCGGTCCAGCTCGGGCAACTGTCGGAATGGCCGAACTACGGGCTCGGGCCGCGGGAGAACCGATACTACTGGCAGGTCCACGTCCACTCAGGGACGCTGAGCTGGTTCCGGTGCTCCTCGGGACAGTGCGGCGGCGATCCGCATCTCCTGATCGGCCGCGACACTGATCTCGAGTGCATCCTCGAGCGCTGGAAGCCCGCGCACACACAAATCATTTACGACTATTCCGGCCTGGTACCGCATGATCCTTTCGCCGGGACACCGTGAGGGTTTCTCAATGCAGTATAACCAGCCCTATGGCGTGAGCGATCCTAATGCGCCGTATATTAACGGCAACCCGAGCACCGGCACGCCTGGCTCGATCCCTCCGGCTGCGTCGATCGAGTTTCCGCAGCGCGAGATTATCAACCTAATTACTGATGCCGGGCTCGTCGCGCCGAGCAACAATGACCTGCACCAGCTCGCGAGGTCCGTTCAGAGCCATCTGCTTGTTTCTGATGACGACGTCGGAACCGTCAATCAACTGCAAGTCACGATGTCGCCGGCGCCGGCGGCTTATTTCAAATACATGATGGTGGTCTGCAAGATCGCCATCGACAACACGGGACCATCGACCCTTAACTGCAACGCGCTCGGGCCGCGGCCGATCGTTCACTTCGAAGGCTCGGCCCTCTCCAAGAACGAGTTGCGGGCAGGCTCGATCACGTGCTTCGAATTCGACGGAACGAACTTCCATGTCGTGTGGTCGACGGCCGGCACCTCGGCCCTTCCGGGGATGCCGATCTACTTGCTCAACGACATCGCGATCTACGTCAACGCATCGACCGGGAGCGACACGCTCTATGACGGCACGAGCGCCACCGTTCAGGCTGGCACGGTCCACGGGCCGTTCCAGACCATCCAGCACGCGCTCGACCAGGTCCCGCTCTACAATCTGAACAACCACAACATCTACATCAACGTCGCCAACGGCGGTTACAGCGCGTTCGTCGCCAGAAGGATGAACGGCTCAGGCACTGTCATAATGGTCGGCAACACGACCACGCCAACGTCTGTTATGGTGACCGGTACGAACCAGACCGCTGCCATGTTCCCGAACACCGGGGGGCCGTACAGCGTGGACGGCTTCGGGTTTCAGTCATCCGGTTCATCTCCCTCCGACGCCTGCTGCTGCATCACTCTCGCCGGTGGATCGCAGGTCGCTCTCGGCAACAT